GGGGACAACGGCGTCCCCGCCAACGGCAACGACACCAGCACGATGTGAGGAGACACGATGGCGAACCGGAAGGGCATGGGCGGCCTGTACAAGGACGCCCGCGGCTACTGGACCGGGGCCGTCGAGCTCCCCTCACGCGACGGCAAGCGCCGCCGCAAGATCATCCGCAGCAAGGACCGCACCGAGGTGCTGACCAGGCTCGACGACTTGAAGCGGGAACTCCGCGACAACGGTGACATCGACACCCGCGACATCACCGTCAAGCAGTGGTTCACCTACTGGCTCGACAACATCGTCGACCGAGAACTCCGCCCCAAGACCGCCGAGCGGTACCGGAACATCACCGAGCACTGGGTCATCCCCATCATCGGGGGGAAGAAGCTCAAGCAGCTCACCTCCGCCGGCATCCGCTCCGTCACCGACGCCATGGTCCGCGAAGGTGGATCCGCGACCACCGCACTCACCGCGCACCGCATCATCTCCACCGCACTCGAGTGGGCCCTCCGCGAAGGCCGCATGACGAAGAACCCCGCCAAGCTCATGGCCGCACCCCGCAAGGCAGCATCAGCCCTCGACGCCCTCGACCTCCAAGAAGCCCTCGACCTCTACGCCCACGTCCGCAACGCCGGCGGCCCCGGCTTCGCCCTCTGGGCCACCACACTCCTCACCGGCGCTCGCCGCGGTGAGGTCATCGGGCTCGAGGCAGACCGCGTCGCCGACGAGCTCGACATCTCGTGGCAGCTGCAGCGGCTCACCTGGCGGCACGGCTGCACGACGACGTGCGGGTACAAGCGCGGCGCGGAGTGCCCGCAGCGGAAGCTGATCCTCCCGAACGACTACGAGTACCGGCACGTCACCGGCGGCCTGTTCCTCACCCGGCCGAAGTCGAAGAGCGGGTGGCGCATCATCCCCCTCGTCGACCCCCTCGCGTCGGTGCTGCACGAACACCTGATGGTGCACCCGCCGGCACCGAACGGCTTCGTCTTCACCAGGAACGGGAAGCCGATCGACCCGTCCGACCACTCCCGGTCATGGCGGTCACTCCTCGCCGAGACCGGCATCGAGAAGAACATCCGACTCCACGACATCCGGCACACCACCATCGACCTGCTCACGATCGCCGGCGTTCCCGACGACGTCATCGTGCAGATCGCCGGCCACGCCTCCCGGATGCAGACCAACGCTTACAAGCGGCGCAACGACATCCCCCGCATGCGCCTCGGCATGGCCGCGATGGGCGACCTCTTCAACCAGCCAGACCGTGCACGTTCAGGAACACTCGAGCGAGGCGCGTAGACACATCGAGCTCGCGCGCCAACCGCGCGCAGTCCGGTGCCCACTTCATCAGCTCCCGGCACTCGTCCAGGTTGATCAGGTTGTTCGCCGCAACCCGGTCCGCCTGGACTTCGTGCTTTGGCCGGTCATCCTCATGGCCGAGGAGCGCGTGCGCGACGCCGTGCGCCAACGCAGACCGGTCGTGGACTCTCCGCAGCCCTGACCGCACCACGACCGTGTTGCGCTCCGGCAACCACAGCTCATGAGCAGTCCGAATCGGTGCATGCACCACGTTCAGACCGAGCGCCTCAGCGTGCTCGTACGGGTCGTACATCTTCCCCCAGGCCGGTGGTTAGTCGAACTGCTCATCGGTGTCCATCTCAGGGTCGATGGTCGCCGCCTTCTTCCGCTCCGACTCGATCTCCTCGACCGTCATGTCCTCGACACGTCGAAGCGGACTCACATTCTGCGCAGCAACCCCCGACACCACAGCCCCCATCCCACCCATACGCCGAATAGCGCGATCCGACAACTCCGACGGCGACACCCCCAACCCACCGGCGATCTGCGTCAACTGACCGAAGCTGATGTCGCGCTCGCCGGGGAGGATCCGGTTGAGTGTGCCGTAGGGGACGCCGGAGCGGAGGGCGAGCTCGCGCACGGTGATGCCGACGGCTGCGCGCTCAGCGCGGATCTCGGCCGCCAGGGCCTGGTTCGCCGCGGTCTTCTGCTCGTTGTCTGCCACGTTCGGAGAGCCTACAACTCCGGACAGCACCAAATCACGCACATTGTGCAACTCTCGTGTTGCGCTACTCCGATCGGAGTAGTAGGTTCGCCACATGGAGAACAGAGCAGCGGCCATCACCGTCACGAAGCGCGTCACTGACGCACTCGTGCGGTCGGGCAACACGCTCGACACTCTCGCACAGGCCACCGGCACTTCCGGTTCGGACCTGCGTGCACGCCTCGACAACACGTCGGAGCTCACGTGGGCGGAACTGGTCGCCGCCGGTGGCCTTTCGCGTACCCACCCGTCCCGATTCCTGGAGGCAGTCGCATGAGCGACACGATCACCCCGACGGATCGGATCGAGGCCGAGATCAAGGAGGGCAAGCTCCTCTACTCGACCGCGTCCCTGGCACGGGCCGTTGAACGGTCCAACCAGTTCATCCGCAACGACATCCGCGACGGCTACCTCCGGGCAGCCAAGGGCGGCAAGGGCGAGCGAGCCTCGTTCCTGATCGAGATCGCGGAGGCCGAGCGCTACGCCAAGTGGCTCGCCTCCGGCAGACCGGCTTCCTAACCGCCGGACATCTTCCGCCCGACCAGGGCGGTACTCGTCGCGCCCACGGGCCGACAGTCGCACCCGCTACCCGAGTCAGCCACGGGGAAAGCACACCGCCAGCGGGTCGGCGCAACTCCACAGCGTGAAGCCCCACCCGAAGAAGGGAGGGGCAGCAGCGAGGCGCACACGGCACCCCACGGCCCGGACAACCCGTCGCCTCGCACTCAGCAATTCCGTCTCCACGGAGCGACGTAAGCGGACCCGACTGGGTCCCAGCGCTGACGAGACAGCTCTGACAGCGGTTCAAGCCCGCGGCACCCGGGACACGGCAGCCCCGGCAGAGCGCACAGCGGCCGGTCTTCACCCGAAGCTGACCGGCCGCTCGTCAACTTCACACCGAACCGAGGAGGCAGTTATGCCCGCAGCACGCACTCTGGACCCGGACACCAGCCACGCCGCCGCGAGAACGGCGCACAACCCCAACGAGGTGCAGCAGCACGTCCTCGAAGTCCTCGAGTACGACGCCCGCACCAGCAGCCGCGGTCTCACCGACGACGAGGTGTTCCGCTCCTACACCCAGCATGCTCGGACGAAGGGCTGGGTCGTCCCCACACCTCAGTCCCTCCGCTCCCGCCGCGCCGAACTGCAGCGCGCCGGCAAGGTCCGGTTCTCGGGCTACTACGGCATCACGGTCTCCGGTCGGAAGTCCCGCCGATGGGTGGCTGCAGCATGAAGCGCACCGTCGAGGACATCTCCCTCATCGCAGTCACCGTCTTCCTGGGCATCGGCATCCTCCTCGAAGTCGGCATCCTCATCTTCGGGGTGACCCTGTGAGAGCGCCGCTGCTCCTCCTCGCCCTCGCCGCCGCCGTCTTCATCGTGCAGCTGTTCCTGCCGGCCGCCGTCAACGGAGCCACGCTCCTCGCCGCCGTCTGCGCGATCGGCAGCGTATCCCTCATCTGTATCCGCCTCGACGAACGGCGGCCCCGACAGTGACCGACGACCTCAGCCCGCGAAGCTGGCGCAACTGGGCACGCAGCCAACGAGCGCGCGAACTTCGCAGAGCGCTCGCCGCCGACGACCTCGCTCGCGAGAACGACCCGCCGATGACCGACTGGTACCTCGCCGCCGACGCGGCACAGCCAGCTGCCACTCCGACGGCCCGGCCCCGACTGCTCGACCTGTTCTGCTGCGCGGGCGGCGCGGGCATGGGCTACCACCGAGCAGGCTTCGACGTCGTCGGAGTCGACATCAACCCGCAGCCCAATTACCCGTTCGAGTTCCACCAGGGTGATGCGCTCGAGTACCTAGCCGAGCACGGGCAGGAGTTCGACGCGATCCACGCAAGCCCGCCGTGCCAGCAGTTCACGGCGTACAGGCGGCGCGGTGCAGGCGTTGGCGACTCCTACGTCAACCTCATCCCCGAGACCCGGGCGGCTCTGCAGATGTTCGACGTGCCGTGGGTCATCGAGAACGTGCCCGGTGCGCCACTGCTCGACCCCGTGCAGTTCTGCGGATCGAGCTTCAATCTCGACGTCCGGCGACACCGCCGCTTCGAGTCGAACGTGCCCATCACTGCACCCGCGTGCGACCACTCCTGGCAGACACCACGGTTCCCGCCGGCCACAAACCGCACGAACCTCCGCAGCACCGTCGAGGTCGGCGTCTGGCGCATCCCACTCGACGTGCAGCAGAAGGCCATGGGCATCGACTGGACCACCCTGCGCGAGCTCAGCGAGGCCATCCCGCCCGCCTACACCCAGCACATCGGCACGCACCTCATCGCCGCGCTCGACGCGGCCGCGTCGGCCTGATCCGGAGATCCCCATGAGCAACCCGTACTACCAGGACGAGCTCGCCACCCTGTACCTCGGCGATGCTCGCGAGCACACCGAGTGGACGTCGGCCGATGCGCTGTGCGTCGACCCGCCCTACGGCATCGACTACCAGTCCGGCTCCCGTCGCGAAGCCGTTGCCGCCTCGATCCTCGGAGACAAGGACACCGCGGTCCGCGACGCCCTCCTCGACCTGTGGGGGCCGGAACGCGCAGCGCTCGTGTTCGGCACCTGGCGCATCGAACGACCCGCCGCGACGAAGATGCTGCTGATCTGGGACAAGAAGGGCGCTCTCGGCATGGGCGACCTGTCGATCCCATGGAAGCCCGGGCACGAGGAAATCTACGTCCTCGGGAAGGGCGCGTGGCGCGGGGACCGAACAACCGACGTGCTCCGCGTCGCACCCGTCCAGTCGATCTCACGGAACGGCCGTCTCCACCCGCACCAGAAGCCGCTCGCGCTGATGGAAGAGCTCATCCGGAAGCTCCCCGACGGAGTGGTCGCAGACCCCACCGCCGGCGTCGGGTCCACCCTCCTCGCCGCATCACGCCTCGGGCAGCGCTCGATCGGCGTCGAGCTCGACGAGGCGTACTGCGAGCAGATCGCGAAGCGCCTGCAGGGCGATCGGTCGCAGGCCCTCTTCGCCGACTGGGGCGGCGTCGCATGAGCGCTCGCCGAAGCGGTGGCAGCGCGGCCGTGCAGTTCGGCATCGACATGTACAAGCAGATCCGCGCCGAGTTCGAGGACTACCGCCTCTCCGCGTACGAGGCGGCGTCCGAAGTATGCCGCGGCCGACTGCTCAACGACCGCGGCAGGAAGGCCGGCATCGACGCCTGGGACCTGTTCATCGGCAACGAGACCCACGCCCGCGCGTACGCCTCCGAGGAGTTGATCGAGTTCTGGGCAACGCACCCCCGCGTCACCGTCGCCGGGTACGAGCGCCAGTCCCTCGACCGTCATCTCTACGAGGCCGGGGCCGCAGCGTGAGCGGCGTCTGCACGACCGCGCTCCTCGATGGCGGCCCGAAGGACGGCAGACACGTGCCGATCTCAGAGACGACCGGGCTCGCTGCTCCCGAGGTCGTCGTCGAGCACGACGGCACCACCCACCGCTACGTCGCCGCCGTCGGCCCCGTCGCGGACCGGTGGCGACGGTCGGGCGTCGCGCTCTACAGCTGGGAGAGACCGTGATCAGACCGAAGACCCCCAAGCCGACGAAGGCGCAAGAGCGCGAGGCGTACGACATCGCCCTCGCCCGGGACGAGGGCCGCTGCCAGAAGTGCCACCGCGGCACACCGCTCTCTCGCGACCACCGGCTCAACCGCTCGCAGGGCGGCCTCACGACGCCGGCGAACCTGCAGATCCTCTGCGGCTCCGGCACGACCGGGTGCCACGGCGAGGTCACGCACGACCTCGAGATGGCACTCCGCGAGGGCTGGCGAGTGCCGGCCTGGGCGGACCCGCTGCGGTGGCCCGCCGCGCGGTACTTCGCCACCCCGGCCGGCACGGTGCGGAAGGGGTGGGCGCTGTACGACAACGCCGGCGGCGTCATCGAGATCACCGACGAGGAGGCACGAGCACTGATGGAAGGAGGTGGCTGATGCCGAAGGACAAGCGGCTGTGGATGACGTTCCCGATCGACTTCTGGCAGCACCCGAAGATCGCGCCGCTCTCCGACGCGGCGTTCCGCACGTTCGTCGAGATGAACGGCTACTCCCGGATGCAAGACCTCGACGGTCGGATTCCGGTGAGCATCGCACGCCGGCTGTGGCGGGCGAAAGCACTCAGCGAACTCACCAGAAACGATCACTCGAAGCCGTCTGTGAGTTTGGTGGACGACACGTACGTGATCTGGAACTACTCGGAGCATCAGGAGACCAGAGCGGACAGGGAAGCCCGAGAGGCCCGGAATCGCGCCAATGGTGCGAAGGGCGGACGCCCGTCCAAGAACCGAACTGAAACCCAGTCGGTTACCGACTCGGTTCCATCTGGGAACCCAGACCGAACCGAACGAAAACCAGAGTCAGAGTCAGAGTCAGAGATAGACCTGACTGACGTGACTTACCTACCTGAGTCAAGTCACGTAGGTGACCGTGCGAGCCCAAGGACTGACTTGTCCGAGGAGGTCATCAGCGAAGCGAAGCGGGCCGGCATCGACGACCTGAGCGCTGTCCTGGGCCTCCTCGAGCCGATCGTCGGGGATCTGAACCCCCGACACGGCATCGAGCTCGCGCAGATCATCCTCCGCAGGGCGCGCACCCCCGTGCTGCAGCCCACCGCGTACATCGCCCGCGCCTGCGAGAAGCGGGACGAGATACGGCACATCGCCGTCGACGTCCTCGACCTTCCCGGGGTCGCGTAGGCACCAACCACTCGAGGGACACCATGACCACGACCACTGAGGTGCGGCACGTCTGCCCACCCGATCACCGCCACAACCTGACCGGCACCTGCTACAACCAGCACCGCTGCCGCTGCGCATCGTGCACGAAGGCAATCGCCGACACCGCGCGCAACCGACACCGCGCGAAGGTCTACGGCCGCTACATCCCGCCAGACTTCGTCGACGCCGAACCCGTCCGCGAACACATCGCGCGACTGCAGGAGTTCGGCCTCGGCGTCAACCGGATCGGAAGCCTCGCCGGTGTCGCGATGATCCAGCGCGTCATGTACGGCGACCCGTCACACCGGGCGGGCGAGCCCCGGGTGCTGCCGGCACGGATGGCGCGAGAGAAGGCTCAGCGCATCCTCTCCGTCCGCGCAGACCTGAGCCTCATCGCAGACGGGGCGACGGTCTCCAACCGCGGCGCACGGCGACGCCTGCAGGCACTGATGGCTCAGGGCTGGTCCACGCAACGCCTCGGAGAACACCTGGGGATCCAACGGCAGGAGGTTCTGCGGTTCGTTCGCATCGAGAAGATCCGCGGCCGAACGCACAGAGCGATCGCGGACCTGTTCGACCTGCTCTGGGACAAGACGCCCCCGCACACGGAGCCCCGAGACCGCATCGCGTACGACCGCATCCGCCGTCACGCATCCGCCCACGGCTGGCAGTCACCGCTCGCCTGGGACGACATCGACCTCGACGACGCCCCGTCCCGTCTCGCCGAGTACCAGGACGACGATGTCGACGACGCCGCGGTGGCGATCGCCATCACCGGCGAACCGATCGACCTCACCCCCGCGGAACGTGAGGCAGCCGTCGTCGCCCTCCACGCCCAGCGGTTCAGCGACGTCGAGATCGCGGAACGCCTGCACTGCACGTCGCGCACGGTGCTCCGCATCCGCCACGAACGCCTCAACCTCCCAGCAGTCGCCGGCAACAACGTCGCCGCCTGACCACCAACCACAGACAAGGAACTGATCATGACCACGATCGACCTCGACACCCTGACCCTCGACCGGGGCGCGCACGACGACTTCGAGGATGGGGCGTGCCTCCTCGAGGCGGCTTCGTTCATGGCGGGGGAGTCGTTCTCCGACAGCCCTAAGTGTGTGAGCCCGTTCCTCGCCAGCTACGGCCGGAACCTGAACGACCGGCTCTCGGACGAGGACCGGCAGAAGCTCAAGCCGTTCATCCCCCGGCTGTTGAACACGGCCAGTGACGGGCTCGACGACGTGCGTCGGAACCTCGCCGCGGACTGGTCGATCCGGACCGCGGTGCCACGACTGCTCGACGTGGCAGGGATGGCGGAGCACGCAGCGGCGCTGAGGGCTCTGGCTCAGGTCACGGACGACAGCACCTACCGGGCAGCGAAGGAGGCGATCTGGTCAATCCGGGACATCGCCTGGGACGCGCGCATGGCGGCCCGGAAGCGGCTGCGTGAGCGGTTCGCGGAGGAGTTCAAGAAGCAGGGGCTCGCCGACGTCGCCGTCGCCGTCGCCGTCGCCGACGTCGCCGTCGCCGTCGCCGTCGCCGTCGCCGCCGCCGTCGCCGTCGCCGCCGCCGCCGTCGACGTCGCCGCCGCCGTCGACGTCGCCGTCGACGTCGTCGACGTCGTCGACGACGCCGCTCTGGGGGCGTACACCTCGACCTACCGAGCGGTCCGAGAAGCGATGCAGAAGCACTTCGCCGAGTCGGACAACCCCCTCGCACTCGCAGCCCGCCAGAACACCACGGAGGCCATCGACCTCCTCGACCGGATGATCACCGCCAAGGCCTGACCGTCCACCACCCAGTACCCGCGAGAGCGCCGACCCCACTAATCCGGGGCCGGCGCTCTCGCGTCCCAGGAAGGACCAGCACATGACCAACGACAGCGACATCGCCGTCGAAGTCCTCACCGAGCGCCGCCGTCAGGACGAGCGGTGGGGTGAGCAGAACCATCCGGACGGCACCGGGCCCGCCGTCATCGTCTCCGGCCTGCCGTCGCTTGCTGGGGTGGCTCGCCTCGAAAACCTCCGGACGTGGGCGACCGCGGACTGCGACCGAGCTGTTGCACACGGAACAGTGACGTGGACACACATCCTCCTCGAGGAAGTCCTCGAAGCGCTCGCGGAAGACGACGAGGTGAAGCTGCGGGCCGAGCTCATCCAGGTCGCAGCCGTCGCACAGCAGTGGGTGTCAGCGATCGACAGGAGAGCCGCGTGACTGACTTCAGCACCCTCGACGTCGAGGGGTTCACGGCAGCCGACCCGATCGAGAACGAAGACGACTGGGAGGACTGCGTCGGCTGGCAGATCCGGGTCTGGTGGATGGACCGCCGCGACCACGACCAGGACGGGTACCTCTGCGAGATGGCCGGTAGTCCCGAGTGCCTGGCACTCGGGACACGCCCCGGACCCCGACGACGGCTGGTGGGCCGACCCCGACACGCACCCGCGTGGCTGGGACGACGGCGAACCGATCTGCCCGGCTACCCGCTACGCCACGGCTTGCACCCAGTGCGAGTCCGAGGACTGCGGTGGCTGGAACCCCTTCGACCCCAACGCTCTCTGGGAGGCCGTCCGCGCATGACCATCGACACCACCGAACTCCGCAAGGCCAGCACCGCCGTGTATCTCGCAGCCGAAGCACCTGTCGCGAAGGACCTCAGCGACAAGCTCCGCGCCGCAGCCGACGAGATCGACACCCTCCGCAAGGCGCTCGCCGCATCCCCGCACAGCACGCTGTGCGCCTACATGGTCGACCACTTCCGAGAGCCCTGCAGCTGCTGGAAGGCCGATCCGTCGCCGACGCCAGGCGGGTCGATCACCACCGACCTCGCCCCGTCGCCGGCCACCCTCGACGACGCGCTCGACGTCATCACCAGCCTCACCGTCGCCGGCCCCCATGGCCGCGTCCTCGGGCTGCCCCGCATCCGGCACCCGCGGCTCGAGTTCCGCGGGCCCGCCCTCACCATCCACTACGACAACCCGGAGACCTGATGCCCACCATCCCCACCCCGATCGCGTCGAGCGCCGGCGTGGTCCACGTCACCCACCGCAAGGACGAGGTGCGGCTGAACCTCGGCCTGCACCCGACCATCACCCTCGAACCCTCAGAGGCCGCCCGCCTCGGCGACGCACTCAAGGCCGAGGCGCAGAACGCCATCCACGCAGAACGACTCACCCGGAGGAGCGCATGAAGCTCAGCGAGATCCGGGCCCTGCTCAAGCAGCACGGCCACAAGACCACCGCGGAGATCGACCGCGTCGACGTCAAAAAGGCGTTCGGCACTCCGACCGGCGTCGACGTGATGTTCACCGACGGCACAGTCGCGTTCCTGCCCGTCACCGAGGAGCCGGCATCGTGACCGTGCAGTCGCCGACGCGCGAGCAGGTCGCGGTGATTGATCGACTCCGCCATCGCCTGCGGAACGCTCCTGACTGGGCGAACGACGTGTGCGTCCAACGCGCCGACCTCGACGCCGTGCTCTCCCTGTTCCCGCAGCCGACCCCGGCACCGCTGATCGCTTGCCCGCACTGGAACAACGGTGGGGAGCGCGGCGAGGTGACCATGCGCAAGGGCTGCACCGCGTGCAGGGCCGAGGCCCGAGATGCAGCCCTGGTCGCCGAGCTGCCGAGCATCGCCGACATGGCACCGGAGCACTCGTATGAAGCGATGCGGACAGACATCATCTCCGCGCTGTACGAGGACGGCTTCTCGCACATCGAGTCGGAGCAACTGCTCCGACGCTTCGAGTCCACGATCCGCGACGTGACCCCGCCGCCCGCGACGTCGGAGGAGGGTGACCGTGGCTGAGCAAGCCGCCGACCAGTCGCCGCGGGGTGACGACGCCTACGTGCAGTGGGCGCTCGGAGTGCTCGCGGACCAGTCCCGAGCGGCAGGCGCAGCAGGCGACGAAAGCTGGCTCCGGCTGGCGATGCAGGACGTCAGCACCCTCGCAGCGATCCGCGCCTCCTACGCCGAGTTCCAGTCCACCCGAGACCTGCACGAGCTCGCCCGCGCGGTCGGGAACATCCTCGAGGGCTGATGCGCGACTTCCTTCACCCACCTGGCGAGCTCTGCACTCGGGACTGCAAGTCCTTCCCGGAGCAGTGTCCCGCGAACATCCCGTCACCCCCACGGCGAGCGCTCCGACAGCGGAGTGCTCGCCGTGGTCGTTCCCGCACCAGGAGAGAGACATGACCGACACGAAGACCACAGACCCTCGCATCGTCGAGGTGCACCACCACGACATCGAGCTGCACGCGGAGTGGTTCAACGAGGGCTACGACGCTGCGGTGAAGCAGCAGCTCGAGGATCACCCGATGGCGTACGCGGCCGCACTCCGGACAGCGGCGGACCGCCTCGAGGCTGACGCCACCTCCCGTCACCGGCCGGTGACCCGCTGGAGCGTCGATGACGGTGAGACCTCGCACGCCACCGAAGCGGAAGCCCTCGCTGAGGCCGCGTCGTGGACCGACCCGGCTCTCGTCGGTGAACCGGCCGAGATGCACACGTTCGAGGTGTGCGCCTTCTGCGGCCCCCTCGAACTGCTCATCAACGCCAGGGACGACTACGAGGACAGCCTCTGGCCGTGCGCCGCCACCCGAGCCGCCGAACGCGACGCGAAGCACGCCGCCATGCGTGAGGTCCGCCGCATCGCTGACGCACCATCCGCCGACTGACCACCAGGAGAGACACATGACCGAGAACACCGACATGATCCCCGTGCCCCGGGAGTTGGTCGAGTACGCGGCGTCGCAGTTGCGCGGCGCGCATGACGACGCAGGCGACCGGTTGAAGGCGCTACTCCCGCCGAAGCCCGTCCCGCGCCTGGTGCTCGTCGACCTCAACAGTCCGGACGTCCTGCACACACAGGCCATGTGGGCTGCCGTGAACCCGCTCGAGGCGCAGGGCAAGGACGGCGGCCTCGGCGCGCTGCTCGAGCGCATCGATGCAACACCCAACGTGCTGGCTGTCATCGACCAGCAGCTCACGGCGTGGTGGGCCGAGAGCGCCACCGGGATGGACGAACTGCGTCGCCGCATCCGCATTGCCCTGGAAGGAGCCACCCAGTGACCGCGATCTACATCGTCACGACGTACAGCGAGTCCAGCCAGGAGACGGAGACCGCGGGAGGCTTCCCGGACCTCGCACCCGCCAAGCAGCTCGCCGTGAACCACCACGAGATGCTCGCAACATCCAGCCCCGGCCAGCGGTTCCGGATCTTCATCGAGGAGTGGCACGGCGGGGACTTCCACGCACACCGTGAACTACGCCCCGACCCGTCCAATCCCACCGACCCGAGCTTCTACCAGTGGTTCGTCGCGCAGGGCCCCGCATTCGCACCCACCAGGGAGACCACATGACCACAACCACCACGAACCCACAGCGCTCGCCGCAGCCCCTGGACGGCGACGAGAGCGTCGATCCCGTCGTCCTGCTGTCCCTGTCGGCACTGAGAGCGCGCAAGCGTCTCTACGGGGCAGCCAGCCTCGTCGCGCACGTACGGACGCTCGTCGTGCCGGCGGGGGCACAGCGCTCCGACGGCCTGCCGCGTGGGGGATCCGAGGAAGCACCGGCACCACTCCGCATCGATGCCGTCGACGAGACCGACAGCGTCTACGCGCAACTGCTCAACTGGGTCGACTCCTGGTCCGAGACGCTGCACATCACCCCGCCCGTCAGCGCGACCTACGCCTGGTCGAACGGACGCGAGGTGCAAGGGTTCCGCGCAGGGGTCACACCCGAAGGAGCCGGAGTGCTGGTCGGGAACGTCGCGGTCTGGCTGCTCACCCACCAGCAGACGATCGAGCGGCACCCGTCAGCAGCCGTGTACTTCGAGGACGTCTCCACGTTCCTCGGTGACCTCGGCAAGAAGTTCCCCCGCTCGAACAGGGGAACCCGTCCCGTCATGCCCCGCCCGTGCCCGGTGTGCGACGGGCCCGGCATGGGCGTCGAGTGGCAGTCGGAGCAGCTCCTCGACTTCACCCTGGTGTGCGACTACTGCGGGTTCGAGGGCAGCACCGGTGCGCTCCTCCACGATCGGGATGTCCGCCGACTCCTGTCGGACATGCGGATCGAGGATGCTGCCGAGGCGTCCGAGTGGTGGACCAAGAAGCAGGCCGCGACGGAGATGCGGATCACCCCGCAGACGCTGAACCGGTACATCCAGAACGACGGCCTGCCCACGCAGACGGCGGACGGCACCGTGTACGTCAACTCCGACGAGCTCCGCCGGCTGTGGCGTCAGAAGCGGGTGCGCGACAAGGAAGTGCGCGAGGGGCGGGGCTAGACCTGGCGGGCGGCACGGCGAGCAACACCAGCTGTTGTCGCCCGCTCCACCCGGTGCGCGACGCTGGCGTAGTGCTCAAGCACCTCGGGCCGCACGATCAACCGAGCGAGGACCTGGCGGTAGCGGACCCACGACATCGACAGCTCGGTCCGGATCGCTGCTTCCTTGCGGCGGTCGTTCCGCGGGTGCGCTTCCTCGAAGTCGAGCAGCTTCCTGTCCTCGTCGGTCATGCGCCCAGTGTCTATCAAGCCACCGACGCCACGCCGACCCGCAAGGCTGCGCGGGTGTTCAGTTCATGCCTATACTGTCCGTGACATCGCATGCCCACCCGACACAGTCGGCGGGCATCTGTCGTTTCCGGGAGCAGGCCAAGAGCCACCCGGAAGGTGAGCGAGGCAGGCAAGCGCCGCCCGCGACAACCAGGTCAGCTCAAGGGGAGCGCAAGGACGCGTCGCTGCGTCCAAGACCGAACAGCGACCGGGTGGCTCCGACGGCGGCCTCATCTTCCCCGGCCCGCAGACACGCACCTCATCGTCACGCTGCGCCGAGCTCGGGGAACACAACCCCCACGTCGAACCCGTTCGGGGCGGCGTTCGACGTGGGGCCAGACCGCCTGAGGAGGCAACCGTGGCTGACCCGATCGTCGAGACCGTCTTCACCGTTGCCCGCGGCGGCAAGGCGATCAGCTCCTACGTGGTCGACCAGGCAGAAGCCGTCAACGAGCTCCACCGCATCGAGTCGAACATGCGAGCCGCGATGCTCGAACCCGACGTGGCCCTCGCCTCCGTGCGCAAGACCACCACGTACGGAGACCCGGAGCCGGTCACGCCATGACCCCGGGAGCCTGAGCTAGCCGGGTACGCCATGGACCCGAACCCGGTAGCCCCACCGGTGGACCCCGTGTCCAGCCACCGCACCCGCACCAACACGCGCACCCCACTCGAGCCCGTCGGCTACGACAGCGAGGGTGCGCCCCTCTACGCATGGCAGCTCACCGCCGAGCACTGAGCGCAAGGAGCACGATCACCATGGGTGAACAGTGGTCAGGCAGCACGAGGAAGCAGCGACTCCCGAAGGACTGGGAAGCGCGACGCACCACCGTGCGAGACCGAGCGGGCGGACGCTGCCAAGCAACCATGCGCGACGGCACACGCTGCGTCGAGGTCGGCACAGACTGCGACCACATCGTGCACGGCGACAACCACGCACTCTCCAACCTGCAGTGGCTCTGCTCATGGCACCACGACAAGAAGACCGCGCAAGAAGCCGCGCAGGCACGGCGCTTCATGCGCATCCCGTCCTCGCGTAAGCCCCGCGAGAAGCACCCAGGACTCCGGTAGGCGGCCGCACCATCCACGGGCCGCACACGAACGCACAGCACTACCCCCACCACCCCCTCCCCCGGGGGCGTGCCTGGTCGTAGAGGTGCTGTGGCTCCCGCCGTGTACGGGTCTGGGGATTTTCAGCACCACCGAGCAGAAAGCGACATATCGCATGGCACGCATTCAGGTCCTCACCCTCCCGTCGCAGGAGCAGAGCGGGCTCACGAACTACCCGTTCGCGATCGTCATCGACGAAGTCGAACACCACGAGATCGTGAACCACAAGGGGGACACCGTCCGCACGGTGTCGACCGAGCTCTTCGACAAGGCAGCGATCGCGGAGGCGACCGGCGCGACGGGCGTCATCGTCGCCGCCGGCACCCTCGACGTCGCGTAGATGTCCGCGCCACCCGCTCACTGACCGAAACGGCTAGCTGAGCCCTCACCCGAAACGGGAGCTCACCATGCCTGGTCACGGCCCTGCACCGAAGGACCCGAAGAAGCGCGCACGGCGGAACTCCGACCCCACCGTCGTCCGTATCCTGCCGCGCGCCGTCGTCGCGCAGCCCGAGCTGCCGACCATCTCCGTCGAGGAGGACGGCGAGCTCCGCGAGTTCACGTGGCCGGCGATCACTCGGCAGTGGTGGGACATGTGGGCGACCTCGCCTCTATCGCTCGACTTCACCGCGACCGACTGGTCCGAGCTGCGCGACACCGCGCTCATCCACGCGCGCTACTGGAACGGCGACATCAAGCTCGCCGCCGAGCTCCGGCTCCGCACGGCGAAGTTCGGCGCGACCCCCGAGGACCGCGCGCGGCTTCGGATCACGTTCGCGCAGGCCGAGGAGGCCGAGACGAAGACCACCGCCCGACGCACCAGCTCGCGCGACCGCTTTGGCGGGATCGCTCTTCCCCCGGAAGCGACGGCGAACTGATGCCCTGGCGACCGCTCGACGGCGAGGCGTTCCCGACCCTCGGCTTCCACGTCGCCGACCAAATGGCCGAGTACCTCGACTACGTCGTCACGCGTGAGCAGCTCGAGTTCCTGGTCCGCCTCTACGAGATCGACCCGCTCACCTGCCGGCGCATCAAGACCCGCGCGATCATCCAGCGCCCCCGAGGGTGGGGCAAGTCCCCGAACCTCGGCGCGATCGGCATCAGCGAAGCGCTGTTCGAGGTCGTCCCCGACGGCTGGGACTCCTTCGGGCAGCCCGTAGCCCGCCCGTGGATCGACTTCAAGACGATCATCAACGTGCCGGTCACCGCGACCTCCGACGACCAGGTACAGAACACGTGGGCACCGATGCTCGAGATGGCCCGCCTCGACGCGCTCGTGAACGAGTTCGACGTCGACCCGATGGACACGTTCATCGCGATCCCCGGCGGAAAGATCGAGCCGCGCACCTCGTCGGGCCGGTCCATCAAGGGCCTCCCCGGGCAGGTGGCCGCGATCATGGACCAGACCGAGGAGTGGGTGAAGGGCAACGGCGGTCTCCGCCTCGCGCAGAACATCCGCAACAACTCCACGAAGGCGTCCGGGATCACGATCGAGTCCCCGAACGCGTTCACCCCGGGTGAGAACTCGGTCGCCGAGGCGTCCGCGCGCGACTGGGACCTGATCGAGTCCGGGAAGTACCCCGACCTCGCTGCGGCCCGCCAGATCCTGTACGACCACCGCGAAGCGCCGGCCGACACGGACCCGGCGGACCGCGAGTCCCTGATCGCCGGCCTCCGGTACGCGTACGGGGACAGTTCGGACCACCCGGACGGCTGCGTCATCCACCAGCCGCCGTGCGAGCCCGGTTGGGCACCGATCGAGCGGCAGGCGCTGGCGTTCCTCGACACATCGAACGACCCGCAGGTGCTCCGCGCCGACTTCCTCAACCAGATCACCCACGCGACGAACTCGTTCGTCTCGCAGCCCGAGCTCCGCGCGATCCAGGACCTCGACAAGGTCGTCTCGAAGACGGAGCCGGTCACGCTCGGCTTCGACGGCTCGGAAGGGCGCAAGCCCGGCAAGGGCACCGCCGACTCCACGGTGCTGATCGGCTACTCCGTCACGCAGAAGCACCTCTTCCAGATCGGCGTCTGGGAGCAGCCCGACGGGCCGAAGGGCGAGGGCTGGCGGCCGCCGGTCCTCGAGATCGAGGCGGCCGTCCGGCAGGCGTTCAAGGACTACAACGTCGTCGGGTTCTACGCGGACCCGTCCGCGGGCTGGGCCGGCCACGTGAAGACGTGGGAGGCCGAGTACGCGAAGCGGCTCAAGGTCCGGATGTCCCGCGACGAGCCGATCCGCTGGCGGCAGAAGGACCTTGCGCGCACGACGGGCACGTTCGACCAGCTCGAGTCGGCGATCTCCGCCGGGCCCGAGTCGATCACATACGACGGCTCACCCGAGCTGACCTCGCACTTCATCAACGCACGCCGCGACCGACGCCGGTCCGGCTACGTGCTGATGAAGCCCGAGCATGACCCGGACGGCTCGAAGATCGACGCCGCCTGGGGTGCGATGTTCGCCTACGCGGCCGGCATCGACGCTCTCGGCGCGAAGCTCACGAAGAAGAAGACCGCCGCCCGCCGCATCTACTGAGAGGGGTCCTGTGGCTACCACACCCGCCGAATGGCTCCCGATCCTGGCGAAGCGTCTCGACGCCCGTCAGAAGCGCATCGCCCGGAACCGGTCGTACGCGAACGGGCACGCACCGCTGCCCGAGATGGGGAAGAACACCAAGGCGACGTGGGCGGCGTTCCAGAAGAAGGCGCGCACGAACTACGGCGGCCTCACCTGCGAGTCGCTGGGCGGCCGCATGGTGCCGAACGGGGTCCGGGTTGGTGCGTCGATGACCAGCCCGGGAGTTCTTGCCGCCCGGCGCGTCTGGCGCGACAACCGCCTCGATGTCGTCTTCGCGGACGCGATCTCGAACATGCTCACCACGAGCGTCGGCTACCTCATCACGGGTGTCCGCAACGGCGCTCCGATCATCACCTCCGAGATGCCCGAGCAGGTCATCACCGCCCCCGACCCGACGCAGCCCTGGCGGGCCCGCGCAGCCCTCAAGGCATGGCGCGATCCGGACACCGGCCTCGACCACGCGCTCGTGTGGCTGCCCGGCATCCGCCAGCAGTTCGTCCGCAAGTCCACGAACGACAACGGCACGCCGCAGCCGCTGGTGGATGGCGGTGACTGGACCGAGCTCGGTGCCGCCGAGACGTATGCCGGCGGCGTGCCGGTGTTCGTCCTCGAGAACAAGGACAGCGTCGCCGAGTTCGAGCCGCACACCGACGTCATCGACCGGGCGAACCTCGGCAAGCTGCAGCGCCTTGTCGTCACGGCGATGCAGGCTTTCAAGCAGCGAGCCATGAAGGGCGGACTGCCCGCCGAGGACGAAGACGGCAATTCGATCGACTGGGCGAAGATCCTCGAGCCCGCCCCCGGCGCGCTCTGGGACCTGCCCGAGGGCATCGACGTGTGGGAGTCCGAGCAGACCGACATCCGGCCGCTGCTCGAGGGCGAGAAGGCTGACGCCCGCGACTTCGCCGGCGTCACCCGCACTCCCATCTCGGTCTTCATCCCCTCGGGCGAGAACCAGTCCGCGGAGGGCGCGGCGAACGCGAAGGAGGGCGAGATCCAGAAGGCGAAGGACCGCATCTCTCGCGCCACCGCGCCGATGGAGGGCTCGATCCTCGACGCTCTCCGCGCGCTCGGCATCGACGACGGCGAGACGGTCGAACTGCTGTGGCTGCCACCCGAGCACGTCTCCTTCACGGAGAAGACGCTGGCCGCGAAGCAGGCGAAGGACGCCGGCATGTCGGCCCGGTGGATCAAGCAGAACATCATGGGCATGTCGCCGGACGAGATCGCGCAGGACGAAGCTGACGCCGCCACGGACCAGCTGCTCGCCGCGACCCTGATCGGAGCAGCCGGTGGCGCTGGTAACGCTTGACCAGCTGACCGCGGCCCACCAGACGACGACGAAGCAGATCCGAGACCGGACTCTCGCGCTCACCGCCGCCCGGTGGGACGCGTCGCCGTCGTACCGCGACGCCGACATCGACCGGCTGATCTCGCAGATCCTCCCGCAGGTGCAGGCCGGCCAGATCGCCACCGCGACGCTGACCAACGCCTACATCGGGCAGGCGGCCCTTGTCGCCGGCACCACCGCCGGCGCGACGGTCGACCGTGACGCGATCCTCGGCTACCGGGGCACCCCCTCGGCCGACGTCTACCGCCGCGGCGCGGTCACCCTGTACACGGCGCTCTCGAACGGTTCACCATTCGACGCTGCCGTGGCGTACGGGCTCGACCGGATGATCAGCATCGTCGCGACCGAACTGCAGCAGGCGAAGAACCGGCAGGCGCAGCGCGCACTCGAGCAGTCAGGGTTCTACGGCTACCGCCGCGTCCTCACCGGCCTCGAGAACTGTGCCCTGTGCGCGATCGCGTCGACGCAGAAGTACTCCAAGTCGACACTCATGCCCATCCATCCGGGCTGCGACTGCGGAGTGCAGCCCGTCAAGGAGGCTGACGGGCCGGCCACGATCCTCGACCCCGACCTGCTCGAGCGCACGCACGCGCTCATCGACCAGAAGCTCGGCGGCACCGACCGCGGCGCGCGAGACCTCGGCCTCGGCAAGACGTCCGCCGCCGGCAAGCCGCTCAGCGACTTCACGGACCTCGTCGTCGTCAACGACCACGGCGAGCTCGGCCCCACCCTCGCGTGGCGGTCCGACAAGTTCACCAGCGCCGCGGACATCGCAGCGCTCAACTGACTTTCCCGCACCCGCGGGGAGTGACCGTAACGGTCAACCACCCACCCGAAACGGGAGATACCGATGCCGGAAGACGACAACAAGCCGAAGCCGACCGAGGGCGCAACGCTCGAGGAGCAGCTGGCGGCAGCACTCGCCGACGCTGAGAAGTGGAAGGGCCTGTCTCGCAAGAACGAGGAGCGGGCCACGTCGAACGCTGACAAGGCGAAGAAGTTCGACGAACACGAGGAAGCGAACCGCACCGAGCTCGAGAAGCTGCAGGCGCGCGCCGAGGCGGCGGAGAAGGTCAACGCGGAACGCGAGGCCAAGGAAGCCGCTGCGAAGCTCCGCGACGAGGTGGCCGGAGAGAAGAAGTTCGCCGATCGGAAGATCAGCGCCTCCGCTCTCCGCGGCTCGACTCGCGAAGAGCTCGAGGCGCACGCTGACGAGCTGCTCGCACTCGTCCCGGCCCCGCCCGCCGCGCCGTCCGCTGACGGCCAGGGCAGCACTGGGAAGCCGATCGGTGAAGGCGAGATGTCGGTCGACGACGTCGTGGCGGCAGCAACCGCCAGGTAACCCCCGCTGGCGTTCGCCACGAACCCCAAGCGGCCACAACACACAACCAAGGAGGAACCGTGGCGGACAACAACATCTTCAACAAGGGCACGAAGCTGGCGGCAACCGCGCTGGCTCTGCTCCGGAAGACCATCAAGGCCCCCGGGCTCTTCACCACGAAGCTCGGCGTCGCGGACTTCCGCGGCGCAGAGGGCGACACCGTGGGCATCAAGCGTCCGGCCGTGCTGGTCGCCCGTGAGAAGGAGTGGCGCGGCGACGACGCGATCGTCATCGACCGCCTCGTCAACACCAAGATCCAGGTCACCCTGGACCGGCACATCTACAGCGCCGTCGCGCTCTCCCCGGAAGAGGAGACGCTGGACGAGGTGGACTACGTGCGCGACGTCCAGTCCCCGCAGGTCGCCGCGGTCGGCGACGCCGTCGCCGCCGTGGTCGTGTCGACGCTCACGGGCGCGACGTTCGTCAACTCGGTGAAGTTCAACCCGAACTCCACCGACCCGGTCGAGTCCGACCCGCGCAAGGTCGCGATCCGGGCGCGGAAGCTGTTCCAGAAGGCGCACGTCCCGGTCACCGGCCGGTACTGGCTCGTCGGCGCGGACGTCTCCGAGGCGATCGCATCGACCGAGAAGCTGCTCGACGTCGACACCTCGGGGCTGCCCGAGGCGCTGCGCGAGGGTGTCGTCGGCCGCCTCGGTGGGTTCACCATCGTCGAGATGGACGAGCTCGACCCGACCGCGTCGTACTTCGTGCACGAGTCGGCGATCGCCTGGGTCGTCGTGGCCCCGGTGGTCCCGAACGGTGTCGCCAAGGGCGGCGGTGTCGCGGCCGGCAACGGCCTCGCCGTGACGCAGCTGTGGGACTACGACAGCGACCACCTCCGGGACCGGTCGATCGTCCACGCCTTCGCCGGCGGCTCCGTCGTCACGGACCCGAAGACGAACGCGGACGGCTCGCTCGTCCTCGACGCGAACGACAAGCCGACGCTGCAGTTCGTCCGCGCGATCAAGGTCGCGTTCAGCACCACCGCCCCCGCGGCGTCCTGAGAGGAGTGAGGTCATGGCCGAAGCGCTGGCAACGAAGGAAGACGTCGTCAAGGCGCTCGGTCGTGACCTCACCGCCTCCGAGACGAAGCAGGTCGACGTGCACCTGCTGAAGGTGTCGGAGCTGTTCCGGCTCGAAGCGCGCCAGCAGTTCACCCTGGGTCGGTCCACCAACCGGCTCCGGGTGACTGCCGGCGCGCTCACCCTCCCGCAGCGCCCCGTGCGCGCGGTCCTCACGGTCGACGGCGAGCCCGCCGACCGGTTCAACCTCATCGGGCAGCGCCTCGAGGTGCCGGTGCCCACCGGCACGACCGTCGTGGTCGACTACGAGCACGGCTCCGACGAGGTCCCCGATCTGGTCACGCTGACCGTCGCAGGCATCGTCGCGCAGCTGTTCGAGGCGGACCCGCGCGCCCGGGCCGGCGTCTCGCAGCGCGGGGAGACCCGCGGTCCGTTCAGCTCGCAGGAGACGTACGCCGCCTGGGCGCAGGGCGCGGCCCCGCGACTTGCTCCGGACGACGTCCGCACCGCGCAGTCGTACCGCGTGAAGTCGTACGGCCTGATCGTGCAGGGGTACTGATGGCCGGCGAGACCGTCACCTGGCACCACCGCACGGACACCGGCAAGCGCGACCGGTACAACAAGCCGATCCTCGCCGATGCCGACACCCCGCTCGATGACGTGCTCGTCGCGCCGAACCTCGGCGACGAGGTCACCGGGACCGCCGAGAACACCTCGAGCACCCGGATCACCCTCTACCTCCCCGCCGTCGCCGGCATCGGCTCCGACGACGAGCTCACCGTCCATGGCATCCGCTACAAGGTCCTCGCCGACGAAGCTGACTGGTCGACCGGCATGAGCGACTGGTCGACCGGCATGAGCGACTGGAAGCCCGGCTCCGTCGTGCAGCTCGAGCGGAAGGACTACGTCAGTGCCTAAGTCACGCGTCGTCCTCAACCGCCGCGGCTTCGGCGCGGTCCTCGCTTCGAAGGGCATCGAGGACCAGCTGCGCCCCATCGCCGACGACATCGCCACCCAGATCCCCGGCGCGACCGTCACCGCGATCCGCACCGGCGTCGGCACCTCGAACTCCCGCGTTCGCCTCCGCATCGAAGCTGAGGTGTGGGAGCGCGCGCGTCTCGTCGCCACCATGCGCACCGTCCTCAGCAACGCCACACCCCGGTAGGAGCTCCCGTGCACGGCATCGTCTACGGCGACTACCTCGCTCACCTCATCGGACGCCTCGACGAACTGCTGCAGGCCCGCACCGAGGAGTACGCCGCCGGCGTCGACGTCTCCAACCGGCAGCCCGTCAAGGGCGGCCGCTCCGTCGTCCTCACGACCAGCCCCGGCGGCGGCACCGGCAACACGCTCCGCACCTCCTACGTGACCGTCGACGTCGTCACCGACGACGAGGGAACCACGGTCGACCTCACGAACCTCGTCCTCGCGCTCGTCACCTCCCGCGGTCCAGGCGGCATGGTCGACGGCCGACCCATCACCCATCTCGAGGTGAACGGCGGGCCGAACCCCGACCCCGCGGCGGACGGCTTCTACAAGCAGACCGCCGAGCTCGAGCTACAGCACCGCGGCCGCAGCCTCTGAGCCACCCACACCCGAAGCCCTGCCGACCGGCGGGGCTTCTCGCATTCCTCCCACCGAGCAGGGACCCAGGGGCACACGCCCACCACACCACAACTGGAAGGAAGGGCCCTCGTGTCCCTCAAGGCAGAGAACGTCCGCGTCGCGGTCACGGGCGCGGTGTACAGCGCCCTCAAGACCGCTACCCGGCCCACCAGCGCGACCAGCGCCCTCACCGGCTACACCGATCACGGCTACATCGGCGATGGCGGCGTCAGCGAGACCCGCGACCGGTCGACGAACCAGATCCGCGCCTGGCAGAACGGTGCCCTCGTCCGTGAGGTCGTCACCGAGTCCTCGATGAAGTACCAGTTCATCCTCCTCGAGACCAAGAAGGAGAACATCGAGCTCTACTACGGCGGCAAGGTCGCGACCAACGGATCGATCAAGATCGACCCGTCGAAGACCGGCGGCCGCCGCATGTTCGCAGTCGACGTCATCGACGAGGACGACCTGATCCGTGTCGACATCCCGGACGGGGAGATCACCGAGGTCGGCGACCAGGTCTACGCCAACGGTGAGGCCATCGGCTACGAGGTCACCGTCACGAGCTACCAGATCACCGACGACGCGACGGGCGAGACCTACTCGGCTGTCAAGTGGTACGGGTCCCTCGACACCACCGCGGGGGCCTGATCATGACCGACTCGAAGACGATGTTCGTCCGCCACATGCACACCGGCGAGATCCGGGAAGTCACCGCCGAGCAGCGCGAAGTGCTCGACAAGAACTACTGGGTCCGCATCACCGGTGAGGACGTCAAGGCCACCCCGCCCGCGGTCGCCCCGTCCGACACGGACGCCGCCGACGTCGCAGAAGGCGACTCGAAGCCGGCATCGAAGACCACTTCCAAGGCGAACACGCCGGCGAAGTGACCGACCGGTGTGCCGGGGCGCTCGGGCCCCGGCACACCGCCCTACCCCACCCGAGCACTCTCAACCGAGCCAGGAGACACGCATGACCGAGACCACCGCCGTCAAGGCGCTGCAGATCAAGGCGAAGAGCCGCCCGCCGCTCGTCGTCGAGTACGACGGCACCGAGTACACGCTGCCCGGCCGTATCCCGCCCGAGATCCTCACGATCCAGGCGCAGAACAAGAAGCCGAAGAACCCGGCCAAGGACGTCCAGGAACAGTGGCAGCAGGAACTCGGCGTCGCCCTGATCGACGCCTTCTACAACACCGTCATCCCGGCATCGTTCAAGGCAGTCGTCGACCTCGCCGACCTCGACACCGTCTTCGAGCACTGGTCGGGGCACGTGGGCCTGGGGGAATCGAAGGACTCCGGGAACTAGCGGAGTCCTACCCCGACGAGCTGGCGTGGGAGCTCCACAAGCTCGGTATCGACAGCGACGACATCGGCGACGACGAGAGCTACACCGACGAGCAGCGTCTGAGGGCGGTCGACCACGTGAAGGTCGACCGCCTTCTGCGTGTCGCAACCCGGGACACCTCGTCGGTGCTGTTCGCGGCGCGCAACGGATGGGACTTCCCCGTCAGTCGCGAGTGGATCCAGGCCGCGGACTCGATGGACCAGTTCGCCGCATCGAAGTGGACCAAGGGCAACCCCCGGCCGAAGCCCTACCCGCGCCCCTGGCGAGACGCCAACACCAACCGTCTCGGCAAGACCGATCTCTCCCCTGCAGCCGCTCGGGAGGTGCTGCGAAGGAACAAGGAGGGACTGACGCATGTCGACTGAGTCCGCGATCGCGTACGTCTCCGTGGTGCCCCAGGCGCGCGGGGCAGGACGTGCCATCGAGCGTCAGATCAACCCCGGGGCGCTCGGTGTCTCGGTCGGGCAGAAGATGTCGCCCGGCTTCCTCAAGTCCGTCGGGTCGATGGCCGCGAAGTCGACCGCCATCATCGGCGGCGGTGTCGCGGCCATCGGCGCGACCATCGCCGGCGTCGCGGCCAAGAAGGGCCTCTCCCGACTCCTCGACATCGACGACGCCAAAGGCAAGCTCACCGGCCTCAAGACCTCGACCGAGGGCATCGCGAAGATCATGGACAGCGCGCTGCAGTCCGTCCGCGGAACCGCCTTCGGGCTCGGCGACGCTGCAGGTGTCGCCTCGAACGCCGTGGCCGCCGGCATCAAGCCGGGCCAGTCCCTGACGAAGTACCTCAAGCTCACCGCCGACGCAGCCACCATCGCCGGAGTCTCGCTCGACGAGATGGGCTCGATCATCAACAAGACCACCACCAGCGGCAAGGTCTACACCGACAACCTCAACCAGCTGGCCGATCGAGGCATCCCGATCTTCCAGTGGCTGCAGAAGGAGTACGGCGTCTCCGCTGACGAGCTCTCGTCGATGGTGTCGAAGGGCAAGGTCGACGCGGCCACCTTCCGCAAAGTCATCGAGGAGAACATCGGCGGCGCGGCGCTCGCGTCCGGGAAGACCGTCCGCGGCGCGTGGGCGAACGTCGGCGCAGCCCTCGGCCGCGTCGGAGCCATGTTCCTCGCCGGCGGCGTCGCCGCAGCCCCGCAGCTGTTCACCTCCACCGCGAACGGCATCGACCGCGCACAGGCAGCCCTCGCCCCCTACGCCGAGACGCTGTCGAACAAGCTCAACGCCGGCCTGATCGTCCTCGCCGGATGGATCGACAAGGTCGACTTCAGCCGAATCCTCACCGGCCTCTCGGGCATGTACGACCTGGTCGTCAAGGGCGACTTCACCGGCAAGCTCGCCTCAGCCTTCGGCATCCAGGAGGACTCTGCCTTCGTCGACTTCGTCTTCCGTGCCCAGGACGCAGTCCGCAACTTCTCCATCGCGATCCGCGCCGGAGATCTCGGCGGACAGCTGAGCAAGGTCAAGACTTCGCTCCTCGATCTCGGTCCGGCACTCGCGGCGTTCCGAGACCAGCTGCCGAAGATCGGCGGCGCGGCCGCGGAACTGACCGCAGGAGGCATCACCGTCCTCGCCGGGGTCCTCGGATTCCTCGCCGACCACGTCGACACGATCATCAAATTCATGCCGCTGATCGTCGCCGGCTACGTCGCATGGACCCTCGCGACCCGAGCGACGGCCGCCGCGTCGATCTTCCTGCGCACCGCGGAACTCCTTGCACTGCCGGCGCAGCTCAAGCGCAACGCACTACGCCTCGCCGCCGCCCGGCTTGAGTACGCCACCGCCCGCGGCATGACCGTCTCGTCGGCGGCGACCGCCGTGAACACCAGCGCGACGAACCAGAACGCATCGGCACTGGTTCGCCAGACCCTCGCCCAACGCATCGCGACCGGCGCTACGAAGGTCGGGACGATCGCCACGCTCATCGGTGCCGGAGCCCTCCGCGTCTTCGGAGCCGCCGTGAAGTTCGCGATGGGTCCGATCGGCATCGCAATCGCCATCGTCGGAGCCCTTGTCGCTGGCCTCATCTGGTTCTTCACGCAGACGAAGCTCGGGCAGGCGATCGTACAGACCGCCTTCGCCGCGATCCAGTCCGCGGTGTCCGCGGTCGGTGGGGCGTTCACCTGGCTGTGGGCGAACGCGATCAAGCCGGCATGGGACGGCATCTCGGCCGGCGCGACCTGGCTGTGGCAGACGGTCCTCAAGCCGGTCTTCGACGGCATCGTCGGGGCCGTGCAGGCCGTCGGCGGCTGGTTCGTGTCCCTGTGGACGACGTACATCTCCCCGCCGCTCACCGCGATCGGGAACGCCGTCGGGTACCTGTACTCGAACTACATCGACCCGATCTTCCAGCTGATCGGCGCGATCCTCACGCAGGTCGTCGGCCCTGGCTTCATGTGGCTGTGGACCTCGGTCATCTCGCCTGTCTTCGGGTGGATCGGTGAGCGGATCAGTTCCTGGTGGACAACCGCGCAAGTGCTCTTCGGCTTCGCTGTCACCTTCATCCGAGACATCGTAGGAGGCATCTTCACCTGGCTGTGGACCTCGGTCATCTCACCCGTGTTCGGGTGGATCGGTGAGCGGATCAGTTCCTGGTGGACGACCGCGCAACTCGTCTTCTCAGCCGTCTCGTCCGTCATCCGCACGGTCCTCGGTCCGGTGTTCAAGTGGCTGTACGACGCCATCGTGCGGCCTGTGTTCGACAGCATCGGCAAGGTGGTGAGTGGTGTCTGGAACGCGTGGCTCAAGCCCGTGTTCGACAAGATCATCGACATCGCGAAGGTAGCCATCCCCGCGGCGTTCTCCGTCATGAAGGACGGGATCGGCAAGGCATGGAACCTCGTCAAGGACGTGGTCAAGGCACCGATCCGCTTCGTGGTCCAGACGGTCATCAACGACGGCATCATCGGCAACTTCAACAAGGCTGCCGAGTTCTTCGGGACGAAGAAGATGCCCCCCGTCTCCCTCCCCAAGGGGTTCGCAGGCGGCGGCTACACGGGACCCGGCGGGAAGTACCAGCCCGCCGGCATCGTGCACGCCGGCGAGTACGTGTTCACCAAGGAACAGACCGAACGCCTCGGCGTCGGCCGGCTCGCAGCGATCGCGAACAACGGGTACGCGAACGGTGGTCTCGTTACTGCCGCTTCCGAGGGCTGGGACTGGATCGCAGGCAAGGCAGGCAAGGCGTGGGACTGGGCAAAGGACGCAGCCGGAACGGCGGCATCAGTCGTCTCCGACCCGATGGGTACCCTCGGCAAGCTCGCCAACGGGCTCATCGGAAGCATCCCGGGCGCTGGCGGCATGCTCGACGTCGCGAAGGGGATCGGCAAGAAGATCCTCGCCGGTGTCGTC